TTCTAAGTTTTTTACGGTAATTCAAAAAAATATGACGGACAGCATCGGACATAAAAAAAGAGCAATGTTGGAGGCTTTGGAGAAGTCTTTGGGCGTTGTAACAACGGCTTGTAAACAGGCGCAAATATCACGTGATACACATTACCGATGGTTGAAGGAAGATAAAGATTACCGCGTTAAGTGCAAGGACATGGAGAACGTAGCGTTGGACTTTGCCGAATCACAACTGCATAAGCAGATAATGAAAGGCAATCCGTTATCCACTATTTTCTTTTTGAAGTGCAAAGGCAAGAAGCGCGGTTATATCGAGCAGCAAGATATTAAGGTAACAGGTAACATGACATTTAGAGCAGACTTTGGCGAAGGCAATCCTATACACACCGCATCAGAATCAGAAAATAATTCATAGCGCGATTAACAACGGGCATGAGAAGTACTACATTCTGAATATTGGTCGACAGTTCGGTAAGACATTACTTGCTTCGAACCAGTTGATGTATTGGGCATTAAACCAAAAGAACGCTAAATGTGCATGGGTGTCGCCAGTGTATAAGCAGTCCAAAAAAGTATTTGATGAGGTACATAAGGCATTTAGAAAGCGTCCTGAAATATATCGCAACGTCAATAGATCAGAGTTGATATTGGAGTATATCACAGGCAGTAGTATTCAATTTTTTAGCGCGGAACGGTACGACAACATTCGAGGCTTTACATTCGATTACCTTGTATGTGACGAGTTCGCATTTATGGACGAAGCAGCGTGGACGGAGGTGCTACGTGCAACGGTGTTGGTGAAGGGTAAAAAGGTGCTGTTAATCAGTACGCCAAAGGGTAAGAATCATTTTTACAACCTTTTTAACTTAGACGGAGTAAACGAACAATACAAGTCGTTCCGTATGAGTTCGTACGACAACCCGTTGATTAACCCATCAGAAATTGACGATGCGCGGCTGACATTACCTGACCATGTATTCAGGCAGGAATACTTAGCGGAGTTTATCGACGGTGGTGCAGGGATATTTAGCCCAAAGTACAAAGAAGCATCTGGCGGTGTTAAGTTTTACGGCGGTGTCGATTTAGGACGTGCAGACGATTATTCTGTATTGTCTATCTTTAACGAGAAAGGTGAGCAGGTATATTTGAACCGATGGAGGCATGACACGTGGTCGAACATCACACGGCAAATATCCGAGCAAATAAACAGGTTTAACGCTACGGTCAACGTCGAGGTTAATAGTATTGGTGATGCGTTGATAGATCAGATCAAATCACAATGCAAGAACCCGTACAACGTACAGCCGTTTGTAACATCTGCTAAGAGTAAGAATGACATAATAGAATCACTGGCGGTAGCAACGCAGACAGATGCGGTAACATTTTTACCGATTGACTGGCTACAAAAAGAGTTCGACGTGTTTAGTTTTGAATACAACGCCAAAAGCAGAACAATAAAATACGGTGCGCCATACGGATTCCATGATGACGGAATAATGGCAACGGCAATGGCACACGCAGCACTAAAAGAAGGTAAAGGAGCTAACTTCGCAATACGTTTTTAATAATCTATCAATATGAATAACGGTAAATTTGTAAAAAATAAAAGATATTACAGGGATACAGTCTATGAGTGGAATTTACCAACTGGAACTACTTGTCCGTTTGCGTTGGAATGCAAAGTTACCGTTGATAGAATCACAGGTAAGTTTGACGTAAAGAAAGGTCAGTATCGTTGTTACGCTGCAAGTCCTGAGAGATTCCCTGCTGTAAGGGAACACCGTTGGAAAAATTTTGAACTTGTAAAAAACGGAATTAAGCCTAGATTACCAATGGACTGCAAAGCAATACGTGTTCACGCTTCTGGGGACTTTTTTAATCAAAACTATTTCGATATGTGGGTAGAAATAGCAGCCGAAAATCCGAACGTCGAAATATGGGCGTATACGAAGTCATTGCAATACTGGGTGAATAGAATCAATGATATACCGTCTAACTTTGTTTTGACTGCAAGTTACGGTGGCAGACAGGACGAGTTGATAGAGCAATACGGATTAAAAAATGTTCGCGTATATCCGTCTATACAATTAGTGCCTAATGATAGACCAATAGATAATAACGACGATTTTGCACGTATGCCTAATGTCAACTTTGCCTTATTAGATAATATGAAAGTATCTAAAAAAAAGACAGTCATTTCAAACGATACACTATTTTAACATGAAATACAGAAATTTAACAGCGGGAAACATCGGTGAGTTCATGCGCTTGTCGCAGGAGCAAGTATTGGATATTGACCTATTGGATAGGGACATAAAACTACTATCCATGTGGCACGGTAAGCCTAGCGACTACTTTGACAGCATGAACTTCGCGGAAATTAACGAACACCGCAAAGAGTTGTATAAACTACTGACGGAATATCCAAACAGTCGATACGAGCCTGTATTTAAGGTTAAAGGCTACAAGTTCGTATGCCTACCTAACATCAACACGATAAAGGTTAAGCATGAGCGATCATTACAGATATTGAACCTGAACGACAGCAACCTTTACGATCTACTTCCGTACATCGTTGCTATATTCAGCGATCAGAAACGCCAATGGTTTAAAAAGCAGCTAACATTTGACGAGCGTGTTAAGTTGTTCAAAGATCACCTACCTGCGGACATCGCCATCGGTATCGCGCTTTTTTTTTGCGCGGCATCAAAAGCCATCGAGCCTCACGTCCTAACCTATTTGGAAAGCCTAAGCGACAAGCTGATGCAGGAAGCGGAAGCGGTCATCAAAGCGTCGGAGACAGATGGGGAATAGCCTACACGATCTATAACATGACCAACGGTGATTTGACCAAAGAGGAGCAATACTTTGAGTTGACCTTGAATGAGTGGTATAATCGACTGGCGTTAATCAAAGACGTTCAGGACGAACACGCTGAACGGATGGAGCGGTTAAAACACGAGATGCAAAGTAAACGATAACCCGTTTTGTAATTTTACGGACATGGCTTCCGATTATGAGGACTTTGTACAGGATGAGATCACCGAATGGGCGCAAAATGTGGTTAACGCTATACGTGCTAATTTGGTGCGCAAGGATTCGTGGTATGATGACAGCGAGTTAGCGCAATCCATTACACCAAAGGTTACAGCCGTTGACGGTGGCTATCAGATAGTCATCGAAATGAACAACTATTGGGAGTTTATCGACAAAGGACGTCGACCAACACGGGCATCTGGTAATGGAAGCGTCAGAAAGAACTTGTTACTGTGGATTACCAAACGCGGTATCGCTCCACAGCTAAAGCAGGTAATGACCGATAAAAAAACGGGCAAATCATTCACACGTACATTCAAAAACACGCTGCAATGGCGTGATAGCCTGTCTTACGCTATATCGTCAAAGATTCACAAGGAAGGATTTGTGGCAAAGGGCAAAGGATTCTTTTCAGAAGTCTGGAATGAAGACGCAATCAATGAGTTATTACAAACGCTGCTAACAAAGTCAGGTGAAGTCTTTGTGGCAGAAATATTAGAGGAATAATGGCAATTAATATCACACACGAGCCACAAGAGTGGACACCCGTGTACAACGAGATGCGCTTTGTGGTAGGTTCTACCAACACGGCACAACCTAATTTCCGCTACGTTGCGGACATTTACGTGTCAGGCGTGGCAGGTTATACACGTCTTACTTGTGATTCCAATGTAATTACAGGCTATGGCACATTTGACATTAGCAACGTCATACAGGCTCACATCAGCCACGACATCGATCATACGGTATACGGCTTTCAGCGTTGCACAAATAGCTATAAGGCATACATAGTTCGTTTTGGTGAGCAATACGGAACTAACCCCGTTGTTTATCCTAACCTGCAAGATACAGGCACGAAGTACGCATGGAACGCGTCCCTTGATCCTGTGGTATTGGAGACATACAACTATCAGAACTACACGCTTGGATTAGGCGGTGTGTTACTCACACAACAGCCTGAAACGCAAAAGTTCGTTTCTGATTCTGAACAAAGATGGTTGTACTTTATCAACGATGTGTCAGGTAGTGCGTATTATTTGAAGTGTACAACCTACGATTCAGCAGGTAACACGTTAGGTACTTTTCTTGTTGAAAACCCTTACCAAGCATCTGCAAGTATTACGCAGGATAAATTGTTGCGTGTTGGTATCGGTGTAGAGGATTTGAATAACGCTACCTTAGCAAGTGGTTCGCAGCCTGTAATAGATAATACGGTTAACAGATATGAAGTTGCACTAACAAATTACGCTAATAACAACCCAAGCACATCGTATTACTTTGAGCGCGATTGCACGGCACGTGGTCAAAATCCTGTTGAAATAGTATTCCTTAATGAGTTAGGCGGATTTGATATGTACGGCTACAAATACCGTCGAGACATTACGTCAACTGTGGAGCGGGAATTTGTTGAGAAAAATAACGGTTATCTGTCAGGTAACAGTTGGAATCAGGACGTAATTAATAGAGGGCAGCGACAGGTTTACACATCAGCGACTGACACTATAAATTGCACGTCCGAGATGATAGGTAGCGAGGTTACAATAAACTGGTTAAAGGAACTATTCGAAAGTCCCGAAGTTTACTGGCACAATGGTCAGTATTTGCGACCTGTGATCGTAGTTGATAGCAATTACCACACTATCAGATACAAAGTATGGGATATGCTGTGGGAGTTTAAGACATCGTTCAGATTAGCCAACAAACGCAAACGTCAACAGGGATGAGGGATGAACTATTTATAAATGGTACGCTTGTCAATTTATCACAGGCGGTAGGTGCGTCTTTGAACTTCGCTATTGCTGACATCCGCGATCCTGACAAGCGTAACGGTGCGTTCAGTCGTACCGTAAAGCTATACAAGGACAAAGTATTAAGTGAGGTACTTGATGCTGTCTTTGAGATTGGATATAACACACAAACTAGTGGCATAATCAACTTTACGCCTGACTTTAATCCGAATCTGAAAGTGCCATTTGTGTTGTACACCGATGGCGTTGAGCAGTTACGTGGTTATATGCGTTTACGATCTATTGACCGTGATCAGCAGCAATTAGGTAAGATGTTTTATAATGTTGAGTTGTATGGAACGTTAACAAACATCTTTACGGACTTAGCAGATAAGAAGTTGACGGACTTGGACTACAGTTCCGACAATCACACGTATGATCGCACTAACCAACGTGCAACGTGGTCGAATGTTGATAGTGATGACGGTAACTATGTTTATCCGATGATAAACTATGGCATTACGTCAGAGGCTACGTGGGATGTTAAAGACTTTTTTCCTGCTATTAGTTTACGGTCATTAGTTGAGAAGATTGTTACCGGTGTAGGCTATACGTGGGATAGCACGTTTTTGGATTCGTCATACTTTAAGAAGTTGTTTGTTCCGTATTGTGGTGATAAGTTAACGCTGTCATCAAGCGGTGTGGCAAATAGTTTGTTCAAAGCAAGAAGTTCAGCGTTTGTAAGTGGTAACTTAGCTGCACAAGATTTCCCATTTGATTTAGAAGTATCAGATCCATCAAGTCAATACGACACTGTTACTTATACGTTCACGGCTGCTGAATCAGGGTGGCATGAGTTTATAATTACAGGCGATGTTGGTTTTATCAATATAACAGCATCTACAATTACCAACTGGACAGGAAATGTATATTGGGTAATTTATAAGAACAACATATCGATCGGATCAACTACAAATACTGGTAATATTTATTTTGGTTCAATAGCATCATGGGCTACGTTGACTTATAACGTCACATTTACAACGCCATCATTATTGCTACAAACAGGTGATCAAATTACGTTCAGAATGTTTGGAGTCGTTGTTACATCTAACCTTAATTCATTTAGAACATACGCAGGTAGTGGCGTTCAAGTTTTTAATACTCGTAACAATCCTGTAGTGGTTGAAGGCAGTACGATTGACATGAACGCGGTGCTACCTATCGACATACGACAGGCGGACTTTTTGAAATGGGTGATATCGCGATTTAACCTGATGGTTGAACCTGACCGCACTAACGAAAAACTG